CCGTGAGGGACTCCCGGTGCGACTGCACCAAACTCTGACAGACCTAGTGAGAAGAAGGAAGTATCATAAAATGCCGTCTTCAACTACGACCCCCGTTTGGGGTCCGCAGTTACCACGCTTGAACCGGAGGCGAGAGCGTACATGGAAAATGTATGCTCCTACCACCATAGGTCAGGCGAGAAACGGTGTTACCAAAGTGGAACACGACTGGTATCCACAAGGATTTCGGGACTTTGACAATGTCTCGAGATGCTATGATACAGTACGGAACCCTAACTTCGAACCATTTCGTCAAACGAATTTCTATGACGATGGTGGACCACTTCAAATCCGTAAAGGATGGTGGACTCACGAAGCCGAAGGAACCGGTACTATTACTCCTTGGACCGGCAACAATAGGGTGAAATACGGGTTACAAACTATCCTTACAGGTGGAAACCATGATGGTATCAACCCACAGGATACTTATCCCCCGTCAATCGACCTAAATGTTGACGATCTTCACGCGAGGGCTTTCGCAGCTGCGAAGCCCACCAACCCATTGCTTGATCTAGGTGTCATTCTGGCTGAAGCGCGAGATTTTACCTCCCTGATAAAAGGTAGGATAGAATCGATGCGTGACATTTCAGATTGGTTCCTAGCTATACAATTTGGTTGGAAGCCACTCCTAAATGATCTAATGAACACGATCAAAACGATCACGAAGTTAGATCAACAGTTCCAATTCTTGATTCGGAACAACGGGAAACCCGTTAGGAGACGCGTGACTCTTCTCGACGATGCTACGACTCTGATTATTAGGGATGTTAATACCCTCGGTTCCAGCCGAAACACTTACGTGGATTGGCCAGGCCGTTCTCAGAGATCGTCCGCGTGGCGACATAGAATCTCTTTAGCGATGACCACTAAGGCGTGGGCATCAGGAGAATTTATGTTTTACCTCGGGGATACATCGTTGCCAACTACTGAGGCCTACTTAAAAGCAGGTCTTCTGGGGTTAAGAGTAACTCCAGCAGTAGTGTGGAATGCCATGCCCTGGTCCTGGTTAGTAGATTGGTTTACCAATGTCGGAGATGTACTTGACGTACTATCTGAACAAGTAGCCGATCGAACTGTCGCCAGGTATCTCTACGTCATGAAAGAGACGCGGAGGGAATACCAGTTTTATGGCACGGATGGTTACTTCAGTACGAAAACGACTCATTACTATGAGACGAAAGTACGCGAAGCGTGCCACCCGTTTGGCCTGTCTTTTGGAGGGGCTTTAACACCCCTTCAGTACACAATCCTGGCTGCCATAGGTTCTCAACGGTTTTAAAAGAGCCGTTATCTATGTCACCAAAACCAACCTACCAATAGGAGTAAGTTACAGATGTTCTCTGATCCGCAGACAGTGACTGTTAACGCTGTCGCCCAGTCTCTCGCGGCGATTAGTCGCGAGGGAAAGAAGTCCGTTTATGCGAAGGCCGATGGAAGTTATATCCTGACGCTTTCGCACAACGTAACGAATAAGCGCGAGCGCCATGTTTCCAAGTTGGAACATCGCAAACTCGTTGCCGATCCGTTGACTCCCGCAAATAATGTAGACGTCTTTATGACGGCCTACCTTGTCATTGATAATCCCATTACCGGTTTTACCGATACTGAGATTGGATATGACGTCGCGGGGCTTCTTGCTTGGCTCAACTCTACTAATGTTGGCAAGCTTCTGGGTCTCGAGTCCTAGTTACCTGAATCCCTGAATCAAACCAGGGAACGTTATCCGTCAGGATAGCGGTTCAGGATCAACCCATATGTAAGGAGTAGCTTCAATGAGAACGGATAAAGGCCACTATTTTTATCAAATGGTAGCCTACGCCCTCCAGTCAGAGCATGAAAATGCCCTGAACGCGGTCCTTATGTATGAGGACTCGGAGATTGATACGCACGACATGAGCACGCATTATCCCTTTAACGGGGGTGATGCTGCTTATGTAACCGCAAACGATGCATACCCTAAACGGGATCCGCTTCGTTATAAGATGCGGCGGTGGGAAAAAGCCAAGAATAAGGGCATTTTTCCTATGACTAAGCGTATCAAAAGGATCCTACGCAAGTAGAAGAACATCTGGTCTAGTATTGCATCCTCTTGAATGTGAGGTACAATGAAAAGACTAGATACCACAGAATATGTGGCACTCCTCGAGGCAGTTCTGGCTGATGCCGGGACTGCTTGTCGCACCTCCATGGCTCGCGATCTTGAAACAATAAGATCGCGTGTCGAACACGAAGGGTTCTCGTTTTTAACGATCACTCTTCCGGCAGTTGCAAAAGCGTTTGAATATGCTCTCGAAACTGGCCGCATAGGCGCCACCTCGTTTGCAGGTTTCAAGTCTGCAAGCAAGGCCTCGTTCCCTGCATTCCTGCAAGGTTTGAGTCGCCAAGTGTTCACTTTAGAAGGAGACTTACAAGATGTACCCAATGTTGATGCAATTGAAGCTCTTAGGCAAATTTGCCTACTCTTCAATAAGATCCTTATTGAGTGCACCGTTAGCCGCAATAAAGCCGCTGAAAGGCAGTTTATCGCGACTGATGGGGAAGTATCTGGATACCGTGTCGTCAGACGATACAGCCAATATCACCAGTTTGGTGGTGTTGCTGATTATCTGTATGGGGATATTCTTAGTCGTGCAAGCGTTGAGCTTCGCGATCATGGAATATGTACCCGACATGGGCCCGGTTCTACTGTCGATAGGACCTACGGTAATCGCAAGTTTATCGATAGGAGGTGGACCGAGCGTCTAGAGCGGGTGATGCCAAGCTCTCATCACAAGTTTTACAACTTGAATGAACTATCAGACAACCTGTCTGATGGTGAGCTGAACATAAACCTCATTCCTCGAAAGGATGAGCCACCCGTTCGCATTGTCTTCGTACCGAAGACAATGAAGACACCCAGAGTAATTGCGATTGAGCCAATCTGGACACAAGAAGTCCAGCAAGGCATTGCTAGGAGCTTAGTTTCGCACATCGAAGACTCTAAAGTCGTCGGTGGGCATATAAACTTCGCTAACCAGCAAATTAATCGCAACCTTGCCTTCGAGTCATCAAAGACTCGTCGGAATGCGACTATAGACCTCTCAGAGGCTAGTGATAGGGTAGACCCCGCACTAGTCGCCAGACTGTTTGAAAAACAGCCTGAGCTTAGGCGTGCAATCTTTGCATGCCGTTCTGAAAAGGCTATGCTTCCATCTGGGAAAGTAATTTCCCTCGGGAAGTTCGCCTCACAAGGTAGTGCTTTGTGCTTTCCCGTTGAAGCTATGGTGTTTTATAGCATCGCAGTTTCGGCACTCTTGAAGCACAGAGGTCTCCTTTTGAACTTTCGCAACGTTAGAAAAGTTGCGAAAGACGTGTTTGTGTATGGTGATGATATCATCATACCTACACAGGAGGTTAGCGTGGTAATTGAGCAGCTTGAGGCCGCAGGCCTGAAGGTTAATAAGAAGAAATCATTTTCTTCCGGTTACTTCAGGGAGTCCTGCGGGATGGATGCTTACATGGGGGTTAATGTTACCCCAGTTTACATGCGGCATCCACTGCCAACATCACGCCACGACGCTTCAGCAATAATAGGAAACATATCGACCGCTAACCAATTCTACAGAAAAGGTTATTGGAAGACGTGCGCCTTTCTCCGCGATAGAGTGGAGAAGGTCGTGGGAATGGTACCCCACGTTCCGGATACGTCTGAAGTGAGCGGCTGGCATTCGTTTAGACAGGTTTCCACTGTTCAAAGGTGGAATTCCGATTTACAACGCGGCGAAGTACGAGGCATTAAGCTTCGTACCGGCAAAGTTGCGGATCCTCTAGACGGATACAGGGCTCTTCATAAATGGGCTATCTCTAGGAAAGGTGTATTACCTGTCCTTGGGACTCCCGAGCCTCTTGAGAAAGAGGCGTTTATGAGTCGTGTAGTTCGCGGAAGAACAAAGATTTCCTTCCGCTGGGCTTCTGCTCTTTAAGGCAGATACATTCTAGCTTCTTTGAAGCTAAAACAGTGGTGCGTTACGGTCTGAGTTGCCATTTCGTCCGAACTTAATGGACTAAGAAGAGCAACCCTTTCGTGCGGCT